ATTGATTACTTGGAAGCCTGATACCAAAAATGCTACTGACTGTGTTATGGCTCTTTGGTTTGCCATCATCCGCATACGTGAGATGATGCAACAAGGAACTTCTCAGCAACGCTGGGTGCATAATCGTTGGGCTACCAAGGCTCAAACTTACCGCAGAACAACAATTAATCTTGACGAAGCCTTTGCAGAGCAATGGCAAGATATATACGGATAGGAACCTATGACACTTTCAATCGAACAGGTAGCAGCGCGAGTCGAATCTCTTCGCTACCGCGCCTCAGATAGGGATGCTCGTAATCTAGACGTCCTTGCTGTTCGCAAAGGTCAGATTGCTAGCGTATATCCTGACTTCTTTCCAGATGGGGTAGATGCCAATGTCGTGGCAAATTTTGTTGATATTGTGGCGCGAGACCTTTCAGAGGTTATGGCACCACTACCAGCAGTTAACTGTAACGCGGCAAATTCGGTTTCTGACCGTGCTCGCAAGTTTGCTGATACACGCACTCGCATTGCCTCTAATTATTTTGCTCACTCAGATTTATCTGTACAAATGTATCAAGGTGCAGACTGGTACCTCACATATGGATTCCTCCCGTTCATAATTGAACTGGATGAAGAAGCAAAACTGCCTCGCATACGCCTAGAAAACCCAATAGGGGCTTACCCTGAGTTTGACCGCTACGGACGTTGCGTTGCTTTTGCAAAACGTTACACGATGACATTGGGCGAACTTGTTTCCTTGTTCCCTGAATTTGAGTATGACTTGCTTGGCAAATTACGCTATGAGCAATCTTTAACTCAACAGGTTGAAATGATTCGCTACTATGACAAAGACCAGTCAGTAGTTTATTTACCAACAAAGAGTAACCTGGTTTTATCCCAGGCTAAAAATCCTTTGGGTAAAATGATGATTGTCTGCGCTCGTAAGCCATCTGTTGATGGCGAGATGCGTGGTCAGTTTGATGACATTATTGGTATTCAGTTGCTTCGCAACCGTTTTGCACTTCTTGCTATGGAGGCTGCAGAGAAATCTGTTCAGGCTCCTATTGTTCTTCCTTCCGACGTACAAGAACTTATGCTTGGTGGCGATGCAGTTATACGCACAAACAACCCAGCGGGCGTTCGTCGCGTAGAACTAAACTTACCGCAAGGTGCATTCACAGAACAGACGCTTCTTAATCAAGAAATGCGTGTAGGTGCACGTTACCCTGAGGGACGTACAGGTAACATTGATGCATCTGTTGTCACAGGACAAGGTGTTCAGGCCCTTATGGGTGCCTTTGATACCCAAGTTAAGTCCGCTCAAGCAATCTTTGCTAGCGCACTTCGTGATGTTATTCAGATTTGTTTTGAAGTAGACGAAAACATATTCCCAGATGTTAAAACTATTCGTGGTGTTGATTCTGGTTCACCATATGAAATTACCTATAACCCTGTTAAGGACATTAAAGGCGATTACTCAGCCGATGTTCGTTATGGAATGCTTGCGGGTCTAAACCCAGCACAGGGTCTTATCTTTATGCTACAGGCTCTAGGTGGAGGACTTATCTCCAAAGACCTAGCAATGCGTGAACTACCATTTACGGTTAACGTCACACAAGAACTTGAAAAGATTGAAGTTGAAAATATGCGTCAGGCTTTACTTGGTTCCCTAACTGCATATACTCAAGCAATTCCTGCTATGGCAACACAAGGCGGAGATGCTAGCGATGTAGTTCGTAAGATTGCTGCAGTAATTAGGGCTCGCCAAAAGGGTGTAGCCCTTGAGGATGCGATTGAAGAAACATTCGCACCTGCAGAGCAGGTTCCTTCTGCTGGGGCTGCCGAAGAAATGGTTGAGCAACCGTCCCCTGCTCCCTTAGGCGCTCCAGTAGAAGGCGCTCTTCCTGGTGAAGCACCAGTAGAATTACCTCCTGCAGAAGCAGCACCAGATATCTTAAGTCTTCTTTCCAGCATTTCAGGGGCTGGTGAAGCCAACGCAAGTGTAAGAAGTATTCGCCGAAGATAATTTAGGAGGGGACAATGACAACGATTATCGGAATTGAGTATAACGACAAGAGCATACTAGTTGCTGATAGTCGCGTTATTGATGACTCTGGTCGGGTATACGCTCACAAAGTAATGAAGAAGATTGCTAAACGTGGCTCTGTTCTTATTGCAGGAGCAGGAGAAGTTACTCCTTGCGATATAGCACAGAACATATGGGTTCCGCCGCAGTTTACGGCGAAGGATAAAAAAGACCCATACCGATATATGATAGTAAAGGCTATGCCTTCGCTACGCAAATGCCTAACTGACAACGGTTATACATTTGATGATGACAAGAAAGATGGAATGAGATTCCAGTTCTTGATGTCAGTAGGTGGAGAAATCTTTGATATCGATGAAGACTTATCGGTTATGAAGAGTGAAGATAATATTTATGCAATCGGCTCAGGTGGGCCTTATGCTTTAGGTGCACTTCACGCAGGAGCAGAGCCTATGCAGGCTATGGAGATTGCATCTAAAGTAAGTGCTTACTCATCACCTCCCTTTTATCAAGAAGTGCAAAGCAAATGAGTAAGTTTAATGATGCTATTAATAAAGCAATGAGAGTTCTTGCTGAAGAACTAGAAGATTCAGAGAGCCAAATCTGTACAGGATGGGTTCTAGTAAGCGAGTGGTCTGATTTTGAAGGCACTCGATATCTAATGACAGACGTAAGCGAGAATATGAATCCTTGGTTAGCCAAAGGAATGCTATTAAGCGCTGAAGAATATTCATATATACCAGAGGAGAAGTGATGGTTAGCGGAGGATATAGACCTGATGCATCACAAAATAACCTTATGAGCGTATCTGGTAATGGTGGCAATGGTCAGTCAGGTAAATTTGTGGCTGAGAAAGTAGCAAAGGCTACTCAACTTCGTATGTCTGGACTTCCTCAAGGAGAAAATACTGCTATGGCAGAACAAATTCAACAAGGTGGAGGGGTAAAAACTACCGCCTCTGCTGCTAATCCAGCACCAAGAATGCCTAGAGGCGAAGGTCTTGCTGGTCTTCTTGGCGCCCTAGAGCCACTTGACTCAGAGCCAGCAGAGTTTAGACCAATTTCAGATGGTGCTGATATTGGCGAAGGACGCGGAAGTGAAGTTCTTCCAAAGAGTTTAAATCCAGATATGCGTCAGATTGAAAATGTTGAATTGGTTAAGCGTTATCTACCAGACCTTCTAAACGCAGCACGTATACCTGGAGCACCAGACTCTTATAAGAGAATGATTAATGCTCTAATGCGAGAGATAATGTAATGAAATGGGTAGAGAATACATTATTTGACCATTTAGACAAGTTTGGTAATTCACTAGGTTACGATAACTTTGGAATTGCCCTTATGTTATCAATGGTCCCTTGGGATACACCTACAGATAGAGATAATTTTATTAGAGAAATCACTGGTCAAGACGTTAAAGGCGGAGAACCTTCTAACTTTAACCCAGAATACTTGGAGTTTTAAATGGCATTTTGGGATAACTTTAAGAAGGCTTTAGGTGGCGATAAAAAAGCCGCTCAAAAAGTAGTAGATACCCTTTCACCATTTGAGATTCTTAAGCGTAGTGCTCAAAAAAATGTAAAGACTGCACTTGCTGTAGGTAAAAAAGTAGCAGATGTTGCTGACCCAGTATTAGAACCAGCAGGTAAAGTTTTAAGTTTTTTAGGTAAAGGTGTTACTGCACCGTTTCAAGCCCTTGGTATTACCCCAGGCGCAGGCCCTGGTGGTGGAGTTCTTAAGGCTGGAGCACAAATTGGCGTTACTCGTGGCGCCGCAGATATTGCACAAACAACTAGCACAGACTTAAACGACATTCTTAAAGATGGTATGGTCGAATATGCTGCACAGACTGCAGCAGAGGCTGCTATTCCAGTTGACCCGCTATTGCAGGTATCTGCCAAACTAGAAGAAAAAGTTCTTAGCCCATACGTAAAGCGTCCTATTTCAACAGCAGCACTCTTAACTGACCCAGAAAGCCCTCTATTTGAAGATGATGCTTATGGTAAAGGTTTACAACTTAGCGATATTCAGACTGCTTATAATCGAAGCAAAGATGTTTCTTTAGGTGTAGCCCTCACTAAGTCTTATTTAAACCCATTTCATATAACTGGTATATCTGATGTTATCCTTGAAGATGGTGGTATTGATATTGACCGTGTCAATCTATGGAATGATGATGACGTACAGAAAAACTTTGTTGATAATACAACAGGTCGCTGGCTAACTGGCTTTACTGATTTCTTGGTTGGTAATGCTGCTGTAGTCGGCGCTGCCTCTCTATCAGTTTCAGCACTTAAAGCATCAGCCCGCGCTGCTGGCTTAAGCAACAAACTAAATGTTTATGATGTTGATGCTATCTCTAAACTAGAGAAACTAGCAGACGACCACATCTCTGGCAGAGAACAAACTGTATTTGGCATAGATATTGTCAATCTAGCCAACACTAAAGACATTATTACAATCAATAGAATCTTAAAGCCACATACAAATAACCCTCGTGTGGCTACATTAATTAAAGATACTAATGACCCTAATTTTGTTCGTGACTTATTATTAGCCGATAAAGGCTACGGTCCAGCAATCGAGCGTCTTGCTGGCGCAAAAAAAATGGATGATGTCTGGTATCTATCCAACGCTGCAGATGAAATTGCTAACGACTACCTAAATACTGGTCAATATCGTTCATATAATCAACAGGCCAAAGAGCGTTGGAGCCAAGCATTTGACGATGCTATTGCAAAGAACCCTGAAAGCAGGGACATCTTTGATGCGTTTATGCGCGATGAGTATGACATTCAATCGGGTCAATTCTTACCTGAGCCACGTATGCTAGGTACAGCATATAAACCTATTGAGCCTGTAATACCTATGCTTAATACACCAGTTGGACGTGGTGCTGTAGCAAAGATTCGTGAGACAAAACAGAAGTTTGATGTTGGAACAGAGGTCCGTGACTACAGTCAAGTAGGCGGAATTGTCCAGCAAGTTATTGGAGGCGGTGCAAGAGGTAAGGCTGCAACAATTCTAATGCACTTTACTGGTAGCAAACTACCTCGTGGAATTGTTAGCCACTCTGGCCTTCGCCCAGGTGATGCAATTGAGGAAATCAATGCTTGGCTAGATGACATTCCTTTGTTCCGTCGTGGTCAGAATACTGTAAATCTGGCTGATGGAACAGTGGTAACTGCTGCTGAGTATCGTCGTAATATAATTGACCAGGCTCTTATGCAAAAGACTGATGGTACCCGCGCTGCTTTCTTTGAGAAAATGAGCGATGATGTAGCAATCGATACCCTAAACAGTATGGGTCTAAGCCGCGTTCAGGCTAAAGCATTCGTAGATGATTTCAGCGCAAATATGCGTCAGTATCACGGAGACCTAAAGCGTGATTCATTTGCTATGGACCCTAGTGGTTACAAACTTGTAATCAATCCTCAAACCCAACGTCAGTTGGCTAACGCTACTCCACTGATTCCAATGGGCGCAATTGTACGTGAGGCTGCAAGAGTTTCTGGAACTATTAACCTAAAGCAAAACGTATTTACTGCTGCAGGTCGTGGAACATTTGAGTTTGGTAACAAGATATTTTCATTTGCCCAACTAGTACGCCCCGCTTATATTCCAAAGAACTCTATCTTTGAACCACTAAGCGCAGCGACTATGTCGCTTGGTTCACAGTTTATCTTCGATTCTACACAAACATTTGCTAAGAACGCTGTATTCAATAACAAGAATCGTTTTTTTACTGCAGTCGATAAGGCCAACATCAAAAGTGTTATGCGTAAGAAAGCACTCAAAGATGAGTACGAGATGTATACACAGCAGATTGAAAAAGCGATTGATATTGCTGATTACAATGTTTCTGAATGGGTTGAGTTCTTTGTTAATACAGGCAAACGCTCTCCTGTAACTCGCGCTGATAACCTAGAGATTGTCAAGGATAACCTACGTGCAGCAGAGCGTTTACTTGCTAACCTAGAAACTAGGGCTCGTGACCGTGCCCGTGAGTTCAATACTGTACGTGAAGAGGTCCCAACTCTATATGGCCTAGTTCGTAGAACTCAGTATCTTAAGTCATTAAATGACCCTAAGTTGGCTGGTGATATTGCTGCAGCAGAACTTGCTATTACAAGAGCAGCAGGCGACATCAATACTCTAGCGCCTGACCTAAACAAACTAAACCTTTCAATTAAGAAGGCTTATGACGATGTTGACAAAATTCTCGTCGATATGGGTCCATCACGTAAGGCTGCAGCAGATGAATGGTCAGTTGCTGATAACCGTCGTATCCGTCGCAAGGGTCGCCAAGAAGAGGTTGGTTATATTCTGCCTAATGGTCAGACAATCAACATTCCTCGCCTTGAAAGCGAGAATCATTTAGGTACATCTTACAAGGCTGAAATCTCTAACCGTCATACACGTGAAATTGAACTTCTTGGAGATAAGTCTTTTGCTAGCCGTACAGGAATGTTAGGTCGTAAGACAGCAGAGCGTATTACACCTGTATATGACCCACTATATTTTGATGAGTTAGCCTACGTAGTTAACAACTATATGCGTGGCGATGTTCTCATTGACCAAATTCTTGCAGGGCGTAGCCGTAATGACATCATTGCAACTTGGGGTGTTAAGCGTGGTGGCAAGACATACGCTGAAGAATTTGGGCGTGACGCTTCTGAAATTATTGATATGATTGATGACCAGATTGCATACGTCAATCGTTACTTACCTACACTAGAAGCCAAGGCTGCTGCGGCAGCAGGCGAAGTTCGTGGTAATCAAATGGCTCAACTTCTTAGTGACAAATTAGAGAGATTGACCCCTATCAATCCACTTGATAATCAGTACTCATTGTCAATCAATGATACTAAAAACTTTATGGAAGCATTTGACAAACTAACAAGCGCTGCTTGGGCTAAGTTAGGTGCACCTGAAAATGCAATCCGATGGGCTTGGGGTAGCGTTGAGTTCCGTAATCGCACAGCACAGAAACTTGATTTGCTTGCTTCTCAAGGCTATGAGGTTACAACGGGTACAGTAAATTCTGTCCGTCGTGCAGCAGCCATTGAAATGGTCAAAGAAGCAGAGAAGACTTTTTATACAGTACGTCGTCAGAACAGAGCAATCTTTGCAGCACGTACCGTGCTTTCATTCCCTGCTGCATCTGTTAGCGGTTTATATCGCTACACACGATTTGCTGCTAAGTCACCAACACGTATGGCTGGATTCTTAAATTCATACTATGGCGTATACAACTCATTCGGTGTGGACAAGTATGGTAATCCAGTAGAAAATCCAATGGATGCTGAATATCTAATTGTTCCTGGAACCAAAGAACTTGGCCTAAAAGGTGGCAAAGGTATTACGGTTGGTACTCGCGCCATTAACTTTATTGCTAACTTTGCAGGACCTGCTTATGCAATTCCAATTGCAGTTGGTTCAATCATTAGTGCTAAGCCTGAGGCGAGCACAATGGTACGCGAGGCTATCGACAAAACATTCGGCAAGATTCCTGGGTATACATATGAAGACCTATTCCCATATGGAGTTAACCCTGATTTAGGTGATGCTGCTATCAGAACATTCACACCAGCCTGGGCAAGAAACGCAGTCCTATGGCTAACTGGTGACATTGGCGATAGAGAATGGCTAGATACATACGCATCTGAGTGGAACTACCAAAAGACGCTTTATGATATGGGTCTAGGCAAGGCTCCAACTGAAAAGATGATTGCTAAGCAAACCGACAAGAAGTATAGAGAAAAGTTCTTGTGGCAGTTTGGCTCACCTCTTGGTTCTCCTGCTGTACAGGATATGCGCCCAGATAGCATTTTTTCTACATACTACAGAGCCGCTTATGAAAAATATAAGAATCAAGGTATGTCAGATGAGGCTGCTGGCAAGGCAGCACTAGATGACCTTAACTCTCGTGCAGCGGTACTAGGACCGACTAATCCATTCCCTGCTCAGCGCCTATACTTTGGTGCAAAAATAAAGCAGAAGGCTGCATACATTGTGCCTACGGTTGAGGGTTATAACAGAGTCTGGGAAGAAAATTCTGGGCTCGCAAAGAAACTAGGAGAGTTTGATAAGAACCTAGTTGGTCTTATGACTGCAGACCTTGTTGGCTCTGAGTCCGACCCTAACATCAACCGTATTCTTAATAAGCCTGGCACAAGACTTCCTGATGGTACAACTTTAAACTTACCTTTGAATTCAATCAAAGATGTAGAAAATGACATTGAGACAAGTCGGGTATGGAAGTTGTACGTAGACCGCAAGAATTTGCTAAATGAAATGGCTAAAGAAAAAGATTATGCAAGTTATGCTTCTGTTCCTGAATTGCGTGAAGCATTAAAGCAATATGCAGAAGAATTGTCTGCATCCAGCCCTGCTTGGGGCAGAGTTTATAAGAATCGAGTCAGCCAAGACAGCGCATACAAGTATGCCTGGGGGTTGACTCAGATTCTAAAAGATAAGAAGTTTATGGAACAGCACGGCAATAGCCAGTTCTGGACTCACGCAAGAGCAATGATGAAGTTCAGAGATGACTATACAAAACTATATAAAGATGCCCCATCAGGATATAAATCAATAGTGCAAAATGCTTGGACCAATTATGTGGAATCAGTTATTAACGTTATTGACCCAAACTTAGCAGACATCTTTGACAGATATTTCTTGAGCGATAAACTTACGGAGGTAGGAAATGAGTAGATATAGAAAGAGCCCAGGAACTGGGACAACTACCTCTACTAAAGTAAAAACTGTTGCTGAACTTGAGGCAGAGGCAAGTCAATCTTTGCAAGACATAAGGGATAGTTTTGATAGCAAGGGAAGCAAGAAGACTATTAACTATATATGGATGCCAGATAAAGATGGTAATCTAGTTAAAAAAGATTCTGCCTTTATCAAGAAGTCCTTTTCTACTCTATCCAAATCTGCTCAACGAATACTTGCTGAGTATGTCATTGCTGTCCAGAATCGCCAACCTACCGATGCTGCTCGCAAGACCGTATTTAATAGTCTTATAGATGCTGCAGTTGCTTCTTACAAAGAGGGCAAAAAAAATACTCCTTGGGACATCTTGGAGATTCAATTAAAGAATGCCCCTAAGACCAGTGATACGGCTATAACCTATACCTCATACGACAAGATTTCCTCTGATGCGATATTGAGTAATGCTGCCAAGCAACTAGGTTTTTCACAAGGTTCATTTGCTCAATTCGGAGAACAAGACCTTGCTGACTTTTATAAGAAACTAACAGAAGCAGCCAAGGCTGGTGGCAAA